CAAGCTGCCCAACAGGGCGCCATCCAAGGCGAACGCCGCGCCATGCGCAGCCTGAAAAACAGCGCCGCCACCCGCCGTTCTGTTGGAGTCTGATGGAATACGCCTACGGCCATCTCCTTGACATCGGCCCCAGTGGCCAAGCCGCCCAATACCGCTTCCAGAACTACGCGATCAACCAGAACGTAGACGGCTACTTGTTTCTGCCGTTCAGCTTCGGTGGAGCGGTGGCTACGCTCCAAGGCGACAACCTCGATGCGACACTCCAGTTCGCCAACATCGAAATGACCCGCGCCTGGATCGTTGACGCCCTCGATAACCTATGGGTTGCCAAGGTCACCACGGTGCTCTGGGAACCCTCCACTGGAGCAGTCCAGAGCACCCTTTACACCTATTGGGGCACCTGTTCCAGCGGCGGCTGGGACGAATCCAACATCCAGGTCAGCCTGAATTCAGTGCTAGACGCAGTTCAAACCAACATCCCAGGACGCCGTCTACACCGTTGGCAGGTCGGCAGCATCCCGTTCACGGCACAAATCCGTGTGTGAGTACCTGATTGGACGCAAATACGAGTACGGTGGCGACGATTGCATCCACTTGGTTGTAGATGCCCTCAAGGCATTAGGCAAAAACCCGCCGGAGGTCGCAGACAACTGGTACGAACTCAGCCCACGCGGCATTTTGCGGGAACTGGCCATTTATTGCGATGCCTTGGATGCGCCGGCCTACGATGGGGATATCATTCTGTTTGGCGCCAAGCCACCTGAATTCGGAGTCCAATGGCAGAGTGGCATCCTATTCATAAACCACTTAATTTCCGCAGTGGACTGGAAACCGGTGGCAAGCTTTACGATCCGCCGCTCCTACCGTATGAGATCGCGCTAATTGAAGCGCTTGGTTGCACTGAACAGGAATACAAAGAATTTGTCCGTTACGCACGCGATGCGGCTTATGTGCGTCCGGCTGAATACGAAAATATTCCCGAAATTTATGCAGCAATGGTGCCAGTAGTTGCTGCTGTAGCGGTATCCGCAAAATCTGTTGCAACAACTATTGCAGTTAATGTTGCAATCGGCTTGGCGCTTACTGCTATAAGCATTCTTCTGGCACCAAAAGCTCCAGCCCTTGAAACGCCAGCCAAGATCAAAGGCAAAAAGCTTGCTGATCAGATCGGCCCAACCCGTTTCAACCAAACCACCAGTTTCGATAACGTCAGCAGTCTCGCCGAATACGGTCAGCCGATTCCGATTCCTTTCGGCAAGCGTGGCACCGGGCGCGATGGTGCCTTGACTGGCGGTTTGATTCTTGCGCCGGCACTGGTATGGAGCCGACTGTACTCTTACGGCAGCTATCAAGCATTTGAAGGCATTTATGTTGCCGGTGAATACGACGTTGAACAGCCGCAGCTTGGCGGCATCCGCATTGGGACAACGGCGCTTAATAGTCTTGGTAATCGCGACTATGCGCTTTACTGGTCTTCGCAGCTGGGCGATAACAGGCCGACTAATGCACGTCGCATTGCAGGGACGGACGAAGGGCCAGTTAGCGGCACAGTAGGTCGCCAAGTATTTACGAGTCCGACTGAGGACGGGCAATTTAGCCAAGGATTTTCCATGGCTTACAACCCGCAGGCAAATACACAGTTTGGAACTTCAGATCCAATTCACAACGGCAGCGCTTATCGTTTTAATTGGGAAATTATTAGTGCTCCTTATGCAACAACGCTAGGCGAAGACAATAAGGATGCCCGTATTGAGATTCAAGCAAAACGCCGAAAAATTGCCGGATCACTTGCGGATGTTTTGCACGATAAAAGCATTGAAAGAGGAATGCCCGGAGTTGGCAGAGCGTATTCAAGACGAATGGGCTTTATTAAGCATAGTGGAACAGATAACAACGCAGAAATTGAAAGCAGAAGAATTGTCCCTGTAGCAGTTGGTGACACGCTTGTTTTTGAGATTAACGGTAAGAATTGGCAAGAGTTGCGGCAGCGAGAAGCTGGGCCTATTCAGGGGCTTGCAGATGATGCCGGCGGATTTAAGGGCACTGACGTTGACCTAAAAGACTTAAAAAATGCAGCAAATACATGGCGACAGCGGGCTGCTGATCTTTTAACAATTGGATCTAAGTGGATAATCACTGGAAGCGTGTGGGTTGTAAAGGACCGTGAAATTGTAAATCAAACACAAGGCAATCCTTTGACAACTTGGCAGCCAGGGGTTACATTGCATGTAACATTTGAATGTGTGTCAACAATAGGTGTTGCAGAAGTTGGAATACCCGGAACAAGAACAATTAGAGAGCCGCTTGGTGGATACGAAGGTCAAACTTTTAATCCAAATAAGCATTGTGGCGCTGCTTTTTACAATATTTGTCGTCTGCATATGGCGAGTATTCGCCCTGTCCGTCGCGATACAGAGGTGATTGAGTTTGGAATTCGCAGTCAAGTTTGGAACAGAGCCAGCGGACTTTGCGACTTCACCCAAATACCTACACCAGAAAGACTAAATAAATACGACCGAGACGATATTAACCTTACTACTCCGCGCATGGATAAATATTTTGCGCGAACATCTTGTTTCTCGTTGTGGGTAAGACCTGTACAAGAGTACGGACAGCCTTTAAAGCCGTGGGCGCGTCTAGGCGTTGTTCTTTGTGTAACTGGAAACGCACCAATAGATCAATTTAACTATATCCGCGTTCGCCCTCGTATAGAAGGGTATTACGAATATCGATTTATCCCGAGAACGGGATCGGATATTGCAATCAACAGCATTGATACCAATCTTGCCCTTCGCCTCGATGCAAGGTTCAAAGAAGAAATCGGACGCGATTACACTAGTTCTTTTGTAGGAGGAGGAGCCGCGTATGGAGATTTCAGGATTACAACGCTTGGCGAAGAAGTAGCAATACGAGATATTCAATTCAATGAAGAATTAATTACGGACGCTAGGGATAATGCAGATATACAAGCTTCTGCCGCTTCCTCGACAAGGCCAACAGCGCTAGAGCAATACGATGCGTCTTCCAGCACTGGAAGCATTTATCTTATTAGGCACGCATGGGTCCAAACATTTCTTGGCAATCCTTGGGATGCTGCGGAAACAACAAAAAGCGTAACTTATACGCACACAAAAACAAATTCAACCGGCACAAGGCTGGTCACTATCCGAGTTACTGCCGATAAGTTAAATGGTATTGTTGGTTCAACGATTGGCCCGCGTTATGTGCAGGCAACTGGAGGAAGGACCGAGTATTGGGGCAATGTGCGCTTCAGTGTTCTATCGGCAACTGGTACGTGGCAGAAAGGTGATGCTTTTACTATTTTGCGCTCTACAAGCAACGCTTTCTCCAATGCAGAAGGATACAGTTCGGTAAGTTTTGCTTTTAGGGTTTCTGACACAGGTTCAATTGCGGTTCCAGTGGAGGAGCTTGCTGGTCTTGGTGGCGATGTTCGTGTATTCGAGCAAAACTCTCAAGTATCCGACTGCAGTCACTACCTGGAGCTAACCAAATCAAACGAAAACGGTCCCGAGCATGAAATTGTTTACGTAAATGAGTGCGTGTCAAATGAAAGCCTTGCAGAGTATTACGGCATGTCAACAATGGGACTCGCCGTTAAATCCAGCGGTCAACTTGGCGGTATTGGGCAAATTCGCGCTTGGGTGCCAACCGGGATTGATGTTTACCGGCTCATTGAAGGCGACATTAAGCCAAGCAATCTTTTCGCCGATCTGGTCTACTACTTGCTGACGAGCAAAAGCCAAGGCGTCGGCAATGTTGTTCCTGCAGAGCTAATCGACACCGACTCACTGCGCATTGCTGCAAATTTCCAGCGTGCTAACCGCATTTTCTTTGATGGCGTGATTGAGGACAGCGAAAGCTTCCGCTCTTTCCTTTACGACAATGCGGCACTGCAGCTCTGCAACTTCACAATCAAAAACGGCAGGTTCGGCATGATGCCTGCGTTGCCCTATGACAGCAACTACGAAATCAGCACTGCACCCATTGCCGTCGATCAAATCTTTACCGCCGGCAACATCATCCAAGACAGCTTGCAGGTCCAGTACATCGACGCCGCCCAACGCGCCAACTTCCGCGCCTTGGTTACCTGGCGCGTCACCGTAGAAAACGATCTGCCAACACAGGCATCGGCACTGGTGGATTGGGCAGATATCCCAGAAAGCAGCCGTGCCACAACGCAGCAGGCATTTGATCTCACTGACTTCTGCACCAATCGCGCACAAGCCCTACTGACTGCTCGCTTTCTTCTCAGCATCCGCCGCCGAGTTACGCACACCGTCAGCTTCAAAACGGTGCCCGATTCGCTTGGTATTCAGCCCGGCTCCTACATCCGCGTCATCACCGAATCCACCAGCTATAGCGCCACCAATAACGGCGGTATTACGGACGCTGGCACACTTGTCAGCATCACAACTATCGCCAACGGAAATTACGACGCCTTGATCTACAACCCATCCACTGGCGCCGTCAGCGAACAACGGATCACTATTGCAAATAATGCAGTTACTGATTCGACGTTATACGGATGCTTGTTTACGCTTCTCAGCTTGGAGGCAAACGTCGGCATGTACCAAGTGGAACAGCTCACGATTGACGAGGACGGCTTGGTCAACGTCAGCGCTGTGGAAGTGCCCGTCGATAGTACGGGGGCTAGCATTGTTGCAAAGGACGTGCTGAACGAAGCTGCTTTCCGGGTGCTTGAGTGATGGCATTTCCTACGTTGCAACCCACCAGCCGCGACTTCAGCCCTGGTGACTGGCCGATCAAGCGGTTTAATTCGCAATCTGGCGCCGAGGTACGCATTTTGTACGGCAGCCAACGGACTAACGCCAAGATCAGCCTGGGCTACGACAACATCAGCGACACAAACGCCCAGCTATTCCTTGACGATTACGCCGCACAGATCGGCACCTTACGGACATTCGACCTACCGGCTGCTGTACGTACAGGATGGTCAGGTAGCGCAGGCAGCATTGATGCACCACCTGGCGCCAAATGGCGTTACGAATCAGAGCCTGCAGTGCGGGCAGTGCGCCCTGGTCGCAGTAGCGTTACAGTGAATTTGGTGGCGGTGATCTGATGGCAAAGGTCTATACCGGACGAGACGGGCGACTGCTGCTTGATGGCACCGAACAGATCAAGGTAACCAACTGGTCGATGACCGGTAACCTTGAAACACTGGAAACTACCAGCCTTGGCGACAGCCAACGAACCTATGCACCTGGCGTGCAGGAATTTAACGGCAGCGCCACGCTGCTGTATTACAACGATGGCACCGGCCGCAACGATGCAGCAACGGCACTAAAGAAAGTTCTGCGTATTAGTGGCGTTACCGATTCGGACACCGTAACGCTGCGGCTGCGGTTGACCGATGGCAGCACCGATCAAGACATTGCACTGACTGCCTATATCACCAGTGCCAGCTTTGGTGCCAGTGTCGGCGAAGTCAGTTCCGCACAGATCAGCTTCCAAGGCACTGGTGCGCTTACTGCGGTGACGATCTAATGGGCATCTATCTCGGAAACGTCGGCAATATCGAGCTGATCCGCAAATCGATTGAGGGCAGCAAGTATTCGCTGGTGAATCCAAGCGATGTCAACGCAAGTCGCAATCGTTTTAGCTTTGATTTTGACGAAAGTTATTTGATCGGCGGTGACTTTGTAGAGCTGCGAACGACGGACGGAACCAATCTTGATTTCGTTGACGGCACCGGCTGGAGCGACGGAACCGTAAGAGATAGCGGCAACTGGTACGTTTTTATTGACGAGCTTGGCGGCATTCGGCTGTATAACACCTTCGCTGAAGCTCTTGACGGCGGAACTGACGGCCAAATTCCGCTAAACGATATCAGCCGCGATATTCCGATTGAAATCACTGTTCGAGATCGCGGCGGTCGCCTGCTTGGTTGTGTAACAGATTATGAAATCAATACCAGCCGTGAAACGGTTGATTTTACTGTTCTTGGCGATGAATACCGTCAGCAATACAGCAGTTTGATTACGGGCAGCGGCCGCCTTACCGCGCAATGGGACTATGCAAATGTCAGCGGTAGCGAGACAGTTCAGTATTTGATGCAGCTGGTACTACGCACTGAAATTGGATCTTCTTTTCGCGGCAAGTTTTACATTAAATCAGAAAACACTGCTCCAAGCGGCGGTTCCTACGACGCATCCCAGTTCAACGATCAGTTGTGGTGGGAATTTGATGCCTTAGTCGCAAGTAGCGCAACAAGCTTCGCTCCGGGTGACATTATTGTTTCAACAATTGATTTTGTCGCCACGGGGCCAATACGACTCAAGGCAAAAACCACCACGCAGCGGCGCCTACTGCAAGAGGCGGGTTCACCGATCCTGCTGGAGCAAGGCGGATACTTGCTTTTGGAAGGCGATGAGCTGCCTTAGTATGTACTCAACAGTCGGGGGCAGTCGTGGCCGATTTACGCATCAGTGAACTAGCCACGCTCGCGGGCGCAAACCTAGCAGCCGGCGATTTTCTGGCAGTTGCTGACGTAAGCGCCAGCGAATCTCGCAAGATTACCGTTACGGATTTTGTCGGCAATGCAGTCACCTTGATTGCTGATGCCACAATTCCAAACGCCAAAATTCTTTTCAGTAGCGCTACTATTCCTGGCTCTGCTTTGCAGGCCAACAGCGTTACATCAACACAGATCGCAGAAAACGGCGTAACGTCGCTTGAGTTATCTGATAACTCATCTTGTCGTGTTGTAGCGACACTGCCAGCATCTGGTCAATATGTTGGTCAACTTGCGCTGACTACAAGCGCTGACTTGGCATACATCTGGGATGGTAGCCAATGGGTTGAATTCAAGGCCGCCGGTTCCGTTAACACTGTGATTGGCGGCAGTGCTGGCATCGTCAATGTCACCGTCAGCCAGACCGGTGATGCAGTCACCATTAACACCACACTTGATGGCACAACAGCAGCAGCGCAGTTTCTGGCTGGTCCTACATCAGGCAGCGGTGCAGTTTCTTATCGGACTATTGCAGGCGGTGACCTTCCTGCAGCAAGCACTACAGCAAAAGGCGGCGTTGTCGTAAACGGCAATGGCCTCGCAATGAGCGGCAGTACGCTCACAATCAATAACAATGTTGTCGCAGAGGCAACTGAATATCACGTCGTTCAATATGACGCTAACGGCCTTGTAACTGGCGGTCGTCAAGTCACTGGCGCAGACATTAGTGTTGCCACGCCAAGCACAGTCGGCGTTATCAAGCCAGGATCAGGCTTGGGCGTTGACGGCGTTGGAACTCTTAATCACTCAAACGCTGTAT